CGATTGGCCGTGGAGAATTGAGGATTGCGCCGCCGCCTCCTGAACAATTGACCGTCAATCCAGATCCTGACGACAGCATCCCATTCTAGAGGAGGTTGAATCCCCCGTGTAATGCGGGGGATTCCTTTGCTATGGGTACGCAAGAGCAGCGTTTCTTCGATCTTTTTGAAGGTCATACAGGGGTGTACGGACAAACATTTCTGTTGGCGCAACGGCGCCAGAATGGCAAACAAGAGGCGAGGGGAACATATATTCATGAGCCGTTGACCGCAGAGGTTGTGCGTGAGCATCTCGACGGCAGGCGCAGCATAGGGTCTATTCCTATCGACCAAACGAACATGTGTTCGTTTGGAGTCCTCGATATTGATGCTTATGATTTAGACCTTGCGGCTCTTTATTCCAAAGTCGCCAGGCTGAAATTGCCTTTGATCACATGCCGCTCCAAATCAGGCGGCGCTCATTTATTCCTGTTCATGTCCGAGAAAATCGCGGCATCGGAGATGCGCGATAAACTGTCGGAATTTGCAGCAGCGCTTGGCTGGGGTACGTGCGAGATATTCCCTAAACAAGAAATGATCCGGGCAGATCGAGGGGATTGCGGAAGTTTTATTAATCTACCGTACTTCGGAGAATACCCGACACGTTATGCGCTGACTGAAAACAACGGCAGTCTGAGCCTTGATGAGTTTTTAGATAAGGCAGAAAGTGCAAGGATATCTGCTAAAGATCTTTCCTCTGTCTCTATTGGAGGCGAGGAGACAGTTCTTCCACATGGACCACCTTGTCTACAGCAAATGACAGAATTGGGTATTCCAGAGGGCGGCAGAAACACCACGCTTTTGAACGTAGGAATTTATTACAGGCTCGCGGACCCAGAGAACTGGAAGCATCTTCTTGAGAAGCATAACCAAGAATACTGCTCACCGTCACTGCCCGCTAAAGAAGTTGTCGCAATACAGGATCAACTTGAGAAGAAAGACTACTACTACACTTGCAAGCAAGAACCTTTGCATTCCCACTGTAACAAATCGCTTTGCAAGACGAGAAAATACGGTATCGGCAACTACTATCAGGCTCCTACATTGAGCGGATTGACTGTAGTGGAGTCTGAGCCGCCTGTGTGGTTTGTGGATGTGGATGGAATACGCTTGGAGTTATCAACCAAGCAGCTACAGATGCAAGTAGAGTTTCAACGTGCTTGCATGGAACAGATATACAAGATGCCGCCAAAAATGAAGGACGCGGATTGGCGTGACCTTATAGATGTCATACTGAGTAATGCGACACGCATTTCGGTTCCAGAGGAGTTAACACAGAAGGGACAGTTCCTGGAACTACTGGAACAATTCTGCGCGGGAAGATTCCAAGCGCACAGCCCAGAGGAGTTGATTACGGGCAAGCCTTGGACAGAGGACGGCATTACGTATTTCAAACTCGGCGCCCTACAGGAGTTTTTGAAACGCAGTAATTTTTTGGTCTATACACGCGGACAGATAACGGAGCGGCTCAAGGAACTGAACAGCGGCAAGATATCCGACAAGAGGTATTCGTTCATGGATGATCAGGGTAAACAAATAGCTATCCGAGTGTGGTTTGTTCCAGAGATGAAGCGTGGGGATGTGGAACTTCCTGACGTTACTTTCGAGCCAGAGGATGTTCCGTTCTGACTGAAACCACAACATACATGGGACCACCCGGCTGCGGTAAAACGCAAACCGTCTCCAACCTGGTACGAAACTGTATCGAGGATGGAATTCCACCAGAGCGCATCGCCTGTGTGTCGTTTACCAGGAAAGCCGCAGCGGAAAGCCGGCAACGTGTGTGCAAGGACTGGGGGATAGAGGAAGACATGCTTCCTAATTTCCAAACGCTTCACTCCATAGCGTTTCGGGAAGGAGGGTTTACGACCAGGGATGTTATTCGGTCAAGTGAATTGAAAGAGATAGGGGACCAAATTGGTCTTATATTCGGAAAGAGCAAGAGCAACAGGGCAGAGAGCGATTTTGATCAAGTAGGTTTAGCGGAAGGGGATCAGCTTCTCGGCGTTTATTATCTGGCGCGCAATAAGAGGCTGTCGCTTGAGGAAACTTTTGCAAAACACGCTCACCCTGATATGTCGTGGTCTGTACTCAAGCGTCTCGTAAACGCCTATGAGGATTTCAAGCGCGTCAGACACAAGATAGACTTTACGGACATGATTGAGCAGTTCGTAGAACGCGCAATGCCCTTGGACATTGATGCTCTGTTCGTTGACGAGGCCCAGGATCTCTCCACCCTGCAATGGGAGATGATTAATATCTTGCAGAAACAACCAAGAATCGTGGTTTTTGTTGGGGATGACGATCAAGCCATCATGGATTTCCAGGGTGCGGATGTGCAAGCGTTCCAGAATGCATCGCCTAATAAGATAGTTCTGCACCAATCCCACAGAGTACCTCGTTTGATATGGAAAGAAGCGCAGACCATAGTCCGTAGGATCGAGGGCCGCGAACCAAAGGTCTGGTATCCGACAGAGCAAGAAGGTCGTATCCAGTGGCATCAAAACGTATTGGATGTCCCTTTGCATTCCGGCAATTGGACAATCATGGCTCGAACCAACCGCTTGGTATCGGCATATGCCAAGATGCTGCGGGATGAAGGTTTTGTATATAGCCGAAAAGGTCATCCCAGCATTGCGCCCAAGACCTACGATGCGATGATGGATTGGGAGTCATGGACGAGGGGCGAATCCTTGTCGGGACCGCAGATCCGCAATGTTTATTCCTATATGAACAACGCATACGAGAAGGGCTATGGACCACGGTCCAAGAACCTTCAAGCGTTGACTGAGGATGATTTGATCACGATGGATGAAGCCATGGGTACACTGGGCTTGCTGCGCGATAAAGAATTGAGATGGCATGAGGCTTTGGATAAGATTGATCTTGAAACCAAGACATATGTTCTTAACGCTCTCAAGCGCGGTGAAAATGTAAAGCATCCCCGTATAAACCTTAGTACGATCCACGGCATGAAGGGCGGCGAGTGCGACAATGTGTTAGTAGTTCCTGATCTCTCTTATGCGGCGGCTGGAAAGCTAAAGAGAGGAGGGAGTGTGGAGCATAGGGTGTTCTACGTTGCGGTCACACGGGCAAAGAAAGAGCTCCACGTCATGGCTCCTATGACAAATCAGTATTATGACCTTAGATAAAACAAAAATGAACATACTCAGTCTTGGTGCTGGCGTTCAAAGTTCGGTCATGGCGTTGATGTCAGCTAAAGGTCAGATAACGCCAATGCCTGATGCTGCAATATTCGCCGACACGCAATGGGAACCAGAAACTGTATATAAGCACCTAGATTGGCTAGAAGCCCAACTTCCATTTCCTGTGTACAGAGTAACGGCTGGAAGCATCCGTGAAAAGGTTTTGAAGCCTGGTTACAGCGATATCCCTTGGCACACCTCTAAAGGAATCGGGCGCCGGCAATGTACCAAGATTTTCAAACTCAACCCCATCCGTGACAAAGTTAAAGAACTTGCAGGCGTGACGCATGGGCGCGAGTTAACCGCCGGCGCAATCAGAATGTGGCTAGGCATCAGTCTTGATGAAGTGTGGCGAATGAAAGAGTCTCGGGTCAAATACATGGAAAACATCTGGCCCTTGATAGATAAAGAAATGAACAGAAACGATTGCCACCGATGGTTTGAACGCGAATATCCAGGGCATCCTAGTTTAGTAAAATCAGCTTGTATAGGATGTCCTCTAAAGGGCGATGCACATTGGCGCGATACACAGCGCGATAAAACAAGCTGGAAGGATGCCGTCGAGGTTGACAGGGCAATACGCGACCTCAGAGAACAGAAGCAGTTTATGTATCATTCAAAGAAACCGCTCGAAGATGTCGATCTGCGAACACTCGAGCAATTGGGGCAACGCGACCTGTTTAATGAAGAATGCGAAGGTATGTGCGGTACATGACCTTAGATGCTTTATTGAAAACAATACAAGATATTCTTGAAGGCCCAAGAGCCAGGTCTCACGGTGATTTCGCCGTAAATCTCACACGTGCGGCTGAGTTATGGACACCTGTCCTGAAAAACGGACCAGTAACCGCTGACAAAGTGGCTTTATGCATGGCACTTCTGAAAGTCGCCAGGGACGAGGTTGGTGAGTTCAACGAGGACGATTGTATCGATGGCGCGGCCTACATGGCTCTATGGGCATTGCTCGTAGCTCATAGGAACAGGACATAAGGAATGGAGTGGCGGGGATCAATTATTCCGGATTACGAGGTGTCTGAATGTGGTGACCTTCGGCTGCTGAAAAATAAATCCAACCTGTTGGCCGGGAAAATTCTGAAAGGCCGGATTGGTAAGGGGGGATATCGAATCTACAAAATTAATATCGACGGTAGAGGCGTAACCTTCTATGCTCACCGTTTGGTTTTGGCCGCGTTCCTTGGGCCACAACCAACCCCCTCGCACCAATGCGCCCATTGGGACGGTGATCCAATCAACAATCACTACACCAATTTGCGCTGGGCTACACCCGCAGAGAACACAGCGGACAAGGTGCGTCATGGTCGCCATATGTCTGGCCACCGCAAATTTACGGAAGAAGAAGTTTTGGACATGAGGGCTCTGAGAGATAGCGGGAAAAGTTATTTTCACATCCGCCAAAAACACAAAATCTCAAAGGGAAATCTCAGCGCGATAATAAACCGCGACACTTGGAAACATATCTAAACATGGAAGATTTATTGGACGAAACGATTTGGACGCCACCGGACTCTCTCCCAGATTTATCTTCCGAAAAACTCATAGCTATAGATGTGGAAACCCGCGATCCAAACTTGAAGACTTTAGGACCGGGTTGGGCGAGGAACGATGGGGAACTGATCGGCATTGCGGTTGCCGCGCAGGGATGGCATTCCTACCTTCCCATTGGACACTGGGGTCGCGGCAACATGGCCAAGGATTTGATCGTCCGTTGGATGAAGGATCAACTGAAGCATGGCATGGATGTCGTCTTCCACAATGCGCAGTACGACCTTGGATGGCTTCTGACGGAGGGGATAGAAATAAAAGGCCGCATACTCGATACGATGATCGCGGCGCCGCTACTCGATGAAAACAGGTTCAGCTATTCTCTTAACGCCTTATCTGCCACGTATCTGGGAGAGCGCAAGCAGGAACAAGATCTACGGCGAGCCGCAGGCCAGCATGGTGTGGATGCCAAGGCAGAGATGTGGAAGCTGCCGGCGGCACGAGTAGCTCTATACGCGGAAACAGATGCACGTCTGACATTCGGATTATGGGATATCCTCCATAAGAAGCTGTTGGATGACGGATGCTCGAAAATATTGGAGATGGAGCTTTCCCTTTTGCCTATCGTATTTGAGATGCGGCGCCGTGGCGTAAGGGTGGATGTGGAAAAAGCTAATGAAGTGAAGGATATTCTCACCAAGAAAGAGAATGTTCTACTCAAAGAAGTTCGCGATGAAACCGGGGTTGACCTCGAACCTTGGAACTCAAAGAGTTTACAAGCGGTCTTTGATAAATTGGGTCTGAAATATGAGAAAACATCCAAAACAGAAGCCGCCAAGTTTACCAAGCATTTTCTCAAGACCCATAAGCATCCGGTTGCCAAGAAGATACTTGAGATCAGAGAGTTCAACAAAGCCAATACGACCTTTGTTGATACCATTCTTCACCATCAGCACAATGGCCGTATTCATTGCCAGTTTAACCAGTTGCGCTCAGATGACGGTGGGACTGTGTCTGGACGATTCTCCTCCAGCCATCCTAATTTGCAGCAAGTTCCCGCTCGACACCCTGTGATCAAAGAAATGATCAGGGGTTTATTTCTTCCAGAAGAGGGATGCCAATGGGGGAGTTTCGACTACAGCGCACAGGAACCTCGATGGCTAATGCATTATGCATCCCTGACACCGGCAACAAAGAACAACGAGAAAGTCAAGGAGATCGTCGCTCGCTACCAATCGGACACCCTGGATTTCCACCAGATGGTTGCGGATTTGGCCGATATCGACCGTCCACGGGCCAAGACAATAAACTTAGGCATCATGTATGGAATGGGTCTTAAAAAGCTGGCATCCGTACTGGGAGACATCCCATTTGAAGAAGCCAAGGCGCTAAGGGCGGAATATGATGAAAAAGTGCCGTTTATCGCTGATCTTGCGGCGGCTGTGATGGGCGTAGCATCGCACAGAGCCGTCATACAGACCTTAATGGGCCGTAAATGCAGGTTCCCGATGCGCGAAAAGAACGCTTTCAACACACTTTTCAAACCCATACATGTCGATACTCTCGAGCAGAATTGGCGGGAGATCATGGCGATGCCCCTGGAAGAGCGGCCTACAGAATGGCAGTTTAAGAATCCAACCCTACACAGGGTCGCGTTTACCTATAAATCGCTTAACAGACTGATCCAAGCTTCAAGTGCGGATCAGACCAAGGCCGCCATGAAAGCGTGCGTTGACCACGGACATTGGCCCATGCTTACCGTTCATGACGAGTTATGCTTTTCGATTGAAAGCGATGATCAGGTCAAAGAGATCAAGCATCTGATGGAGAATTGCGTTCCAGGGTTATGCATTCCATCTAGAATC